TGCAGCGCCACACGTGCGCCCGCAGACCACCACCCGCGCCCCGGCCACCGTCCCCGGGGCGCTTTTCGTTGTGGGGGGTGATCTCGTGTGGCCACCTCGAGGAGTCGCCGCGGTCGACCGGTCGACAAGGACACTCGCGCGCGCGTGCGCGAGCTCGCCGCCGACGGTTGGGGCCGAAACCGGATCGCCCGCGAGGTCGGGCTCAGGGGCTCGACCGTCTCGGGCATCATCCGGGACGCGCCCGACGTGTCGTTCGATCGGACGGCGACCGCCGAGGCGACCGAGGCCGCTCGCGTCGACGCCGCCGAGCGGCGCGCCGAGTTGTCGCTCGCGCTCCTCGAGGACGCTCACCGGCTACGCGCCCAACTCTGGCAACCGTGCACGGTCGGCGCGTTCGGCGGTCGCGACAACGTGTGGACCGAGACGCGCCTCGCCGAGCCGACGTTCGCCGACAAGCGCGCCATCTTGACCGCGGTTGGCAACGCCGTTCGGGATCATGTCCGCCTCGAGCAGGTCGACAGCGACGGAGGCGCGGCCGAGGCCGGTTCCATGCTCGCCGACCTGATGACCGGGCTACAGGCGGCGCACGCCGCACAGCTCGCCGCCGGCGCCGCCGAACCGGCCGACGCCGACGGCGACGGCGACCAGGGCGACGCCGAGGCGCCCTAGCTTCCCAGAACCTTGGATTATCGGAAGCCAGAAACGGGCGCCGAGACGCCCTCGAGGGGGTCCCGTGCGCCCCCCGATTCCACTCTCACCGAAGCAACTCGCGAGCGTGGCGACGTCGACGGCCGAGGTCAATCTCTGGCACGGGAGCATCCGAAGCGGGAAGACCATTGCGAGCTTGCTCCGGTGGCTGATCTACGTCGCGAGCGCACCCCGGGGCGGCGCCCTGGTCGTCGTCGCCCGCACCAGGGACAGCGCGTTTCGAAACGTGTTCTCGCCGCTGATGGACGCCACCCTGTTCGGGGCGCTCGCCGACAAAGTCTCGTACACGTCCGGCGCGCCGACGGCGACGATCCTCGGCCGGACCGTGCACGTGCTCGGCGCGTCCGACAAAAAGGCCGAGAAGATCCTCCGAGGGCTCACGTGCGCCGGGGCATACGTCGACGAGTTGACCGTGATCGAAGAGCAGTTCTTCACCCAGCTCCTCGGCCGACTGTCCGTGCCCGGCGCCCAGATTTTCGGCACGACCAACCCCGATTCGCCTGGTCACTGGCTCAGACGCCGGTTCCTCGACCGGCTCGCCGAGCTCCCCAACTGGCGAACGTTCGGGTTCGTCATGGACGACAACCCGAGCCTGACCGAGGAGTACAAGCGGGCCCGCGCCCGCGAGTTCACCGGCCTTTGGTATCGGCGTTTCATTCTCGGCCATTGGGTCGCCGCCGAGGGCGCGGTCTATGACTGCTGGGACCCGACCGAGCACGTCGTCGCCTGGTCGTCCCTGCCCGACCTGGTCAGCATGATCAGCGTCGGCGTCGACTACGGCACCACGAACCCCACCTCGGCGATCGTGCTCGGCCTCGGCGTCGACGGCCGTCTCTACCTGGTCGACGAGTACCGGTTCGACCCTGCCCAGACACAGCGGCGTCTGACCGACTCCCAGCTCGCCGCCGAGCTCCGAGCGTGGCTCGACCGACCGCACCACCCGCGGCAAAGGTCGATGCGCCCACAGTTCGTCGTGGTCGACCCGAGCGCCGCGAGTTTCCGCGTGCAGCTCGCCACCGACGGCGTGACGGGCGTGACCGACGCCGACAACGCGGTTCTGTACGGAATCCGGCTCACGGCGTCGCTGCTCTCCTCGGGCGCCCTGGTCGTCGCCGACCGGTGCCGCGGGTTCATTGCCGAGGCGCCCGGCTATTCCTGGTCGGACTCGGCGACCGAGGAGGGACGCGACGAGGTCGTCAAGGTCGCCGATCACAGCCTCGACGCCGGGCGCTACGCCCTGGTGACCACCGAACGACTCTGGCGACCGCACGTGCGCCTCGCCGCCTAGGAAGGGAACCCATGAACGCCGACCAGGACGCCGCCGAGGCGCCCGCGCCCGTGCCCACCCTCGAGGAGGCACTCGGCGCCGCGGCTCAGGCCGTGCGCCGCGCCGAGGGCGAGTTCATGACCGGGCCCGAGGCCGAGCAGTACCTCGCGACCGCCGACCGATGGCTCGCTATCGCCGACCGGCTCAGGCCGTAAGGGGGCGACCAGGTGCTCACTGTCCAGCCGCGCGAGCTCGCCCCGCACATCCGACCCGACCGGCCGCTCGTCTACCTGGTCGCGTGCGCCCGCACCGGCCGACCGGTTCCCCATGGCGTACACGCCGACCTCGGCCGCGCCGAGGCACACCTCGCCCGGCTCCTCGCCCAGGACGCCGCCGGCGCCGCCGAGGCCGAGCGCCTCGACCAGGCCGCGCGGCGCGCCGACCGCGCCCGGATCGCCGAGCGCCTCGAGCGGGAAGCCCGAGCCGACCGTGCGCGCGACGACGAGCGTCGCACCCGTTCCAAGCGGCGTCGCGAGCGGGCCCGGATCGCCGCACGGCGCCGACGCGAGGAGAAGCGCCGCGAGCGCGCCGAGGAGGTGACCGGCCGTGCCGTTGCCCTCTAGTGGCGCGTGGCCACCGCGCCCGTTCGACGACGCCGTCGCCCAGATGCGCATCTGGGACGCCTGGTATGCGGGCGACGCCGACCAACTCGCCGAGACCTACCAACGCGGCGACGGGCGCACCCGCACGCGCCCCGCTCAGCATGCCGGGGGGCTCGTCGGCACGCTCGCCCGGTTCTTTTGGGGGCGCCCCAACCCCCCGAACCAACACCGGGCCCGGTTGCACGTGCCGCTCGCGACCGATATCGCCGAGGCGTCCGCGAGCCTGTTGTTCGCCGACCCGCCCCGATTCGAGACCGAACTCGAGGCCGGTCAAAAGCGCCTCGACCGCGTGCTCAACACCGCGGGCACACATGCCTCGCTACTCGAGTCGGCCGAGACATGCTCGGCGCTCGGCGGCTCGTACCTGCGTGTGGCCTGGGATTCCGAGATCGCCGACGCCCCGTGGCTCGACACCGTCGACGCCGACGCCGGCATTCCCGACTACAGGTGGGGGCGCCTGTTCGCCGTGACGTTCTGGCGCACCCTGCCTGACCCCTACCGCACGGGCGCCACGTGGCGCCACCTCGAGCGGCACGAGGTCGGCCGCATCCTGCACGGGCTCTATCTCGGCGACTCGCAATCGCTCGGCCGCATGATGCCGCTCGAGGAGCACCCCGAAACCGAGCGCCTCGGCGCCCTGGTCGACGGCGAGGGCGCCGTGATGACCGGCTCGAAACGGCTCACCGCGGCGTACATCCCGAACGTTCGCCCGGCGCCGCTGTGGCGCGGCGTGCCCGAGCTCGCCGAGCTCGGCCGGTCCGACTACGCGGGCGCCGAGCCGGTCCTCGACGCGCTCGACGAGACCTATTCAAGCTGGATGCGCGACGTCAAGCTCGCGAAAGCCAGGATCATGGTTCCGGCCGGTTACCTCGCCAACCAGGGCCCCGGGAAGGGCGCCACGTTCGACGAGGATCAGGAAGTGTTCCAAGAACTGAACATGATGGGCGCCGCGGGTGGCACGAGCGGCTCACAGATCACGTTGCACCAGTTCGCCATCAGGGTCGAGGAGCACCGGGCGACCGCGGGCGAGCTCACGCGCCGAGCACTCGACCGCGCCGGACTCTCGCCGGCAACCCTCGGCCGAGACGACGACGGCGCCTCGAGCTCCTCGCGCACCGCAACCGAGGTCGTCGCCAACACCGACAGATCCGAACTCACCAGGAAGAAGAAAGCCCGCTATCACGAGGCCGCCCTCGAGCCGATCGCCGGGGCGCTCCTCGACGTCGACGCGACGCACTTTCGAGGGCGCGCCGCCGAGGCCGAGGTGTCGCTCGTGTGGCCCGACCGGTCTCAGCCCGACCCCGAGACGCTCGCGCGCACCGCCGAGTCGCTCAGGCGCGCCGAGGCCGCCTCGACTGAGGTCATCGTGCGCACCGCTCAGCCGAACCTGTCGGGCGAGGAGCTCGACGCCGAAGTCGCCCGCGTGCTCGCCGAGTCCGGGCGCCTGGTGCCCGACCCTGCCACGTGGCGCGGCGACGACCACTAGAACGGCCGTCGCCTGGTGTTCGGCCGGCGACATGCCCAACGTGACGAGCACCAGGTCGAGGGGGTGCTCGTATGGCGTGGGAACCACCGCCCGGGATGCCGCCGGGCGCCGTCGCCGACCGGCTCGCCGCCGACCTCGCCGGGATGTACGGCGACCTCGAGGAGCGGCTCGCCGGGCAGATCGCCCTACACGCGCGCACGCACGGCGCCGCGCCCGAGTGGGCGAACGAGCGGCTCGCCGCGGTGCGCGAGCTCCGCGCCACCGCCGAGCGGATGGCGACCGAGCTCACCTCGGCCGCGCGCGACCAGGTCGCCGAGGCGATCGTGACCGCGTGGCGCCACGGGGGCGCCGAGGCAGTGCGCACGCTCGCCGAGCTCGGCGGGCTCGACGTCGACACCGCCGCTCAGCTCGACGACGTCGCCCCCGGGTGGCGTGCGGCCGAGCGGATCATCGCCGACACCGTCTCGGCCGTCGAGGGGGTCGAGCACCGGATCACCAGGTGGGCCGACGACGCCTATCGGGTGGCGGTCGCCGCCGCCGCGGCCGAGTCGCTCACCGCGGGCGACTCGATTCACCTCGCACAGCGCCGAGCGTGGGATCGGCTCGTGTCCCGAGGTATCACCGGTTTCGTTGACGTGACCGGGCGCCCGTGGAACCTCGCCTCATACGTGGAAATGGCCACCAGAACGGCTATGTCGCGCGCGTGGCAGGACGCCCACCAGGCGCGCATGCAAGAGGCCGGGATCACGCTTTACACCGTCTCGGCGACCCGTGACGGGTGCGCGCGGTGCGCGTCCTGGTCGGGGCGCATCCTCTCCCCCGACCAGGGCGGCGACGTCGAGGCGGTCAACCCGCTCACGGGGGCGACCGAGTCGGTTCGTGTCGACGGCACGATCGACCAGGCGCGCGGCGCCGGTCTGTTCCACCCGAATTGCAGGCACACCCTGTTGCCGTACATGCCGGGCGTCACCCGACCCAAGGCGCCCCCGCACGATCCCAAGGCCGAGGCCGACCGCGAGCGACAGCGCTACCTAGAGCGCAAGGTGCGCGAGTGGAAACGCAAAGAGGCCGGGGCCCTCGGCGACGGCGGACGTCGCGCCGCTCAAGCCCAGGTGCGCGCCTATCAGGCGAAAATCCGCGAGCTCGTATCCGAGACCGGACTCGTGCGGCGCCGGTACCGGGAACAGCTCAACCTAGGCCACGGGCGCACGACCGGCCGGTTCCGTGCCGAGCCTGCCCAACAGTCGCCGCGCCCCGACGCCGCACCGCCGACCAGGCCACCGACCGAAATCGTCCGACTCGCCCGGCGCTCGGCCACCGAACCACCGCCCTCGGGCGCACTCGCCCGCATGTCCGACGACGACGTCGAGCTCGCCATGTGGCAGGCACAGCGCGCCGGGGACTACGAACGGGCTCTCACCGCCGAACGCGAGTGGCGCCGGCGCGAGCTTCGCAGGCTCACCGACGACGAGCTCGACGCCGACATGGTGCGCCGGGTCTCCTCGGGCGACTATGACGGCGCCCTCGAGGCCGAGGCCGAGCTCGAGCGCAGGCACCGGGCCCGCGAGCGGTCGAGGGCGCACCGTGCGGCGCGTCGGCAGGCTCAGGCCGACGAGCTCGAGCGGCTCCTCGGCGAGGGTGTTCCGGCCGACGTCGCTATGTCCGAGGCGTACGGAATGGCTCTGGACACGGTTCGGCGGCGTCTGGCGATCGACGCGCTACGCGCTCAGGGGTACAGGGGACGGTCATTCGAGGAGCTCGCCCGCGAGTCCTATCGCGACGAGGTCTCGCGTTTGTGGGTGATCGCCGAGGGCGCGACCCGTGGCCACTACCTGAAACCGGCCTACCGCGGGAAGGGAATCGAGCTCGCCGACCTGTACACAATGCCGCTCAGGCGGGCGCGCGCCTATGCGTCCGAGGAGTTGCTCAGGCATTGGCAGGCGACCGGGGGTAGGCTCACGTTCAAAGATTGGCGCGACCAGTTGCTCGGCGATCCCGGCGCTATCCAGCGCCGCCGAGAAGGAACGGCAGGAGGGGGCGACTTCACGTGAGCGAGACACCCGCGCCCCCCTCGGGCGCCGACCTGATCAGGGCGGCTCAGGCGGGCGCTCAGGCACGCGCCGCCGGCGCCGAGGTGACCGCGTGCCCGTACCACCCGAGCGCCCCCGCACAGCGCGAGCGGCTTCTCGCCGCACTGTGGATCAACGGATACAACCGCGCCTAGTCGTCGCCCTCGGGCGCGCGGGGGCGCCGCCCTCGACCGGGCATCCCGGCGCGCCACTTGCGAACCTCCTCGAGGCGCCCCACGCCCCACCCGTAAGCCTCACCGACGACCACGTCGGGCGCGGGAAACGGGTGTGTGCTCTCCGAGGGGTAGCGCTCGAGCCACTTCGCAACGGTCGACCGGCTCACGCCGAGACGACGGCCGAGCTCGCGGGTTCCCAGGTAACGGGGCGCGTCCGGGTAAGGCAGTGGTTCGGTCATGTGGGTCATTGTCTCGTCTCCTGAACAGGGAAGGGCCCCGGGCGGGCGCCCGGGGCCGGTCGAGTGGCTAGCTGGCCTGTAGGGCGGCGCGCACGTGCTCGCCGAGTGCGGTCAAGCGGGTGGCCTTGACGTCGGTCACGAGACCTTTCTCGTGCGCCTTGTGGCGCGTCTGGTAGTGCCACGTGCGCCCGTTCAGGTCGAGGAGCATTGCGCGCATGCTGGGAGACATGCCGAGCGCGTCGAGGTCAACCTCGGGCGCCTCGGCCTCGGCCTGGTCGTCGTCGGCGAGCACCTGGTCGACCTCGGCCACCCACGGGAGGTCGCCACAGCATGCGAGCCAGACGAAATCGCCGTCGAGCTCGTCGGGCGAGTAACCCTCGTCGACGAAATCCGACATGAACTCGGCGACCACGCCGAGCTTGTCGGCCGAGCGGATCACCTCGGGTGTGTTGCCATAGCGGGCGCGGTCGCGAGCGACGTCGCCGCACTCGGCGGCGTGCACGCGAATGTCGCCGAGCGCCGTGTTCAGTACGGCGAACTTGCGCTCGACCGCAACCTCGGCCGCGGGCTCGACCTCGGCGGGCGCCTGGTCGGCCGCCGGCGCCGGGGCCGGTGCGAGCTCCTCGGCCACGGGCACGATGCGCACGAACAGCGGGCTCGAGGCGATCTCGGCGCACCGCTTGCACGTGACGGGCGTCTGCCCGACGGTGCGGTACCGGCTCGAGTCGACCGACTTACGGCAGTAGGGCACGGGCTCGTCGTGCGAGGTGCCCATGTGCACCTTCCCCCCGCGCAGGGCGACCACGTTCGGGATGTAGGCGCGCACGGGCTCCTCGGCAGGCTCCTCGACGACCGGCTCGACCTCGGTCTCGGCGGCGTCGGTGGCCACGCTCAGGGCGGCGACCCAACGCTCGGCCGCGCCCTCGGGCAGGTCGGCCGTGATGTAGGAGCGGGCGACGTCGAGGCGCTCGGCGTCGGCGGCGCGCTCGGCCTCGACCTCGGCGGCGTCGGTGGCGATCTGCTCCTCGACGGCGCCGATGATCGTGCCCTCGGTCGGCAGGTAGGGGGTCATGTCGATCAGAACCGGCTGAGTGGTCATCGTGAGGGGCCTTTCGAGAGACGTTGTCGCGCTTGTTGACAAACTTAGGGCACCTCCAAAGAGTTTGTCAACATGCGCGACATTCAAGCTTCCCGCGGGGGTCCCTCCTCGCGGGTTTTTCATGCCCGAGGCCAGGCGCCGACGGCACGATCACCAGGAGAAACGCACCATGGACGCACCCGCGGGCCAGGCGCCCCAGGACGCGAACACCGGCAACGGCGACCAGGGCGGCGCGACCGGCGCCCCCTCGACCGAGGCCAACAACACCAACCAGGGCGCGCCCGGCGCGCCCGTCGGCAACCAGGGAACCCACCAGGGCGACCAGGGCGCCGCGCCCTCGACCGGCGACCAGGGCCAGGCGTCCAACGCCGACGCCGAGCGCGTCGAGGACTTGCCCGAGTGGGCACAGCGCATCATCCGCACCACCCGCGCCGAGGCCGCCGAGAACCGCACCAACCGCACCGCGGCCGAACAGGCACTCGACCAAATTCGGCGAGCCATCGACCCCAACGCCGACGGCGACCAGGGCCAGGCGCCCGGCGCCGAGGAGCTCACGGGACAGCTCGCCGCCGAACGCGAGGCACGGCGCGCCCAGGCCGCCGAGCTCGTGCTCTACCGGACCGCGGGCGACCTCGGCGTCGACCCCGGCGCGGTCGCCGACTCGCGGTCATTCGAGCGGGCGCTCGCCGAGCTCGACCCGACCGCGGCCGATTTCGTCGACAAGGTCAAGGCCGCGGCGACCGCCTCGGCCGCGGCCAACCCACGACTCAAGGCGAGTCCGGGCCCGTCGGCGAGCTCGACCGGCCGGTTCGGTGGCCGGCCAACGCCGACCGAGGAGACCGACCCGCGCAAGCTCGCGGCGCTGATCGCCAACAAGTCACACAACAACTAGACACCGCGCCCGAGGGCGCACCGGCCGAAAGGAGGTGCGCCCCGTGGCGCACACCTGGATCAACCCCGAAGTACTGATTAACTCCTCGCTCGGCGTGCTCGAGCACGAGCTCGTGCTCGCGTCGTTCACGTGGCGCGACGCCGACGTCCATTTCACCGGCAACGTGGGCCCGCGTGGCGACGTCGTCAACATCCGCGTACCGGCGCGCACCCGCGCCCGGGAACTGCCGTGGCGCTCGCGCACCGCGGAGATTCAGACCGATGAGCTGCACGAGGGGCTCGTCGGCGTGCGGATGAACAGGCACGCATACAACGCCATCGACTACCTCGACGAGTACAACACCCTGAGCATCGGCGAGTTCGGGCCGCGGGTGCTCGCCCCGCAGTCGCGCGCGGTCGCCGCGTTCATCGACGGCGCGGTCGCGACCACCATGGAGACGGCGCCCTACGTCGAGACGGTCACGCTCGACCCGCAGGGGCTCAACCGCGGGTACCTGGCGTTGCGCAAGTGCCGGTCGTTCCTGAACCGCAACCACGTCGACATGGCCGGTCGGTTCTGCATCGTGGGCCAGGATCTCGAGGACGCCATCCTCGACGACCCGAACCTCATCGCGGCCGACTCCTCGGGCTCGACCGGAGTTCTGCGCGAGGCGCACATCGGTCGACTCGCCGGGTTCGACGTCTACGTCTCCCAGGCGATCCCGCCGGCCGAGGGCTACGCCTTCCACCGGACGGCGTTCCCGTTGGTGAACCGCGCGCCGGCGATCCCGCGGGGCGTGTCCTACGGTGCTGAGGGCACGCACGCCGGGTACGCGCTCCGGTACGTGCAGGACTACGACAGCCGCTATGCGCGCGAGCGGTCGCTCGTGAGCACGTTCTTCGGAACCGGGTACAACGAGGACTTCGTCGACCCGATGAAGGTCGGCGAGGACGACCCGAAGCACTTCGTACGCGGTGTGAAAATCATCCTCGGCGAGGAGCCGGTCGAGGGCGCCTCGACCCTGTCGACCCTGTCGGCCGCGCCCGGCGCCGCCGGCAACCAGGGCGACGCCGACCAGGCCGAGGCCGACGCCGACAAGGCCGACCAGGGCGCGACGACCAAGTCGACCAAGGGCAAGTAATGGCGCGCACGTACGCGACGCTCGGCGAGTTCGCCGAGTGGACCGGCGAGGGCGCCGCCGAGGCCGAGGTCGTGCCCATGCTCCGGCGCGCCTCGGCCCTGGTCGACAACCTGATCATGACCGCCCGGTACCCGGTCGACTCGGCCGGGATGCCGACCGAGGAGCGCGTGCGCGAGGCGCTACGCGACGCCGTGTGCGCACAGGTCGCGTGGTGGGCAGAGACGGGCGACGCCTCGGGCGCGTCCGGTCAGTACACGGCCGTATCCCTCGGTTCCCTGTCCCTCGAGCGGGCGCCCCGCTCGCCCGCGGGCGACGCTCAGGCCGGGCGTGTGGCGCCCGAGGCCGTGCAGACACTCGCGACCGCCGGGCTACTGGCTCAGGCGCCCGGCGCCGTATGAGGGGGTGCGCGTGCGTATCCCTCGGTCGCTGCTACCGCACCGGGTGACGGTGCGCCGCTACCTCGGGACCGGCGCGGCCGGCCCCGTGCTCGGCGATCCGGTCGAGCTACGCGCCTACGTCGAGGACGCCCGGCGCCTGGTGCGCCGCGGCGTCGACGGCGTCGAGGTCGTGAGCGAGACGACCGTGTACCTCGCCCCGCTACCGGCGGGCGAGGAGATCCCGCCCGAGTCCGAGGTCGTGACGCCGACCAGGACGGCGCGCGTGATCACGAGCTCGGTTTTCGATCACCCGCGGGCGCCCTCGCACGTGGCGCTCGCACTCACCTAATCGCCCGCTCGGCCGAGGCCGCGCCCTGGTGCTCGTCGCCGGCTGAGCGCTCAGCAATCAGAAGGGGGGCGCCCGTGGCGCGGTCGTTCTCTATGTCGTGGAACGGTGCCCAGGTCACGAACACCGTGCGCGCCGGGGCCGGTGACGGTTTGCAGCTCGCGGCCGAGCACGTGCGGGGGGCGGCGATCCCACGGACGCCGCTCGATACCGCGGCGCTCAGGAACTCGGCGACGGCGTCGTCGGATGCGGCGAACCTACGCGCGGCCGTCTCGTATGACACTCCGTACGCGGTGCGCCAACACGAGGAGCTCGGGTATCGGCACCGGGACGGCGAGGCGAAATACCTCGAGCGCACCATGTCGGCCGAACAGGCGCGGGTGCGGGCGATCCTCGCCGCGGCGATTCAGAGGCGCACGTGAGTACGCGGGCGCTCCTCGAGGGGCTCGCCGAGCGGCTCGACCAGGCGGGCGCCGGAACCTATCGCGCCGACAGCTCGGCCTACCTGTCGGGCGAGACGGCGATCGTGTTCGGCATCCTGCCGAGCTCGCCCGAGTCGGCAATCGCCATCACGCCGTATGAGTCCCTCGACGACGTCGGGCACGCCGACCGGCTCGTGTCCCTACAGGTGCGCATGCGCTCGCCCGGGCATGACCCGCGGGCCCTATGGGACACCGCCGACCGCGTGTTCGGCGCGCTGCACGACGTCGGCTCGTACACCCTCGGCGGCGTGCGCGTGGCCTGGTCGGCGCGCACCATCACGGCGCCCCTCGGCCTCGACGACAACGGTCGGCACGAACAGGCCGACAGCTACCAATTCCAACTCACGTAAGGACGTACAACCATGCTGCGCTCACTGCTGGCCAAGGATTGGCGCCTCGAGGTCGACACCGGCGACCAGGGAACGCCCGAGTGGACTGTCGTCCGCGGGCTCACGCAGATGTCGGAATCCCTCGACGCCAACGACGAGGACGACAGCACGTTCGACGGCGACGGCTGGTCGAGCTCAGTCGTCACACAGCGGACGTGGTCGCTCGAGTGCGAAGGGCGACGCAAGCGCACCGACGAGACCCAGTTCGCCCCCGACCCCGGACAGGAACACATCCGGCGCGCCGGCCGCGTGGTCGGCATCGGCGCCGACATCGCGGTGCGCTGGTACCGGCGCGACGGCGCCCCCGACGCCTACGAGGGTCGCGCCTCGGTCAAGCTCGGCGGCTCGGGCGGAAGCGTGACCGACCTCGAGCCGTTCAACTTCACTCTCTCCGGCCAGGGGGCGCCGGTCGAGATCCCCAACCCCGCCAACGGTGACGGCGAGGAGGGCGGCGAGGCCCAGGGCCTCGCGACCCTGTCCAGCTTCGACCCCGCAGTCGACCCCGACCACCCCGAGGCGACCACCCGCACCACCAAGAAGGGCAGCAAGTAGCACATGGCCGAATACAGGGAACTCGACAAGTTCCTCGACTCCTCGCTCACGCTCCCCTACCGGGGGCGCAAGTACGAAGTCCCCGACCCCGGATGGGAAAACGTGCTCTGGCTCGAGGGCAAGATGAAGGCGCTCGGGCGCGTTGCTGCGGGGGGCGAGCTCGACGACGCCGACCGCGAGGTACTAAGCGACGCCGACACCGACGCCCTGTTCGAGGTCGCGCTCGGCTCGGCCTATGACGACATGATCGAGGACGGGTGCCCGAGCTCGTTCGTCAAGCACGCCGGGTTGACCGCGGTCATGCATTGGGCTGTCGGCGAAGACCAGGCGGTCGCGTTCTGGGAGTCAGGTGGTGACCCGGAACTCATGGCCGCCTCGACGGGCAACAGGCGCGCCCGTCGGGCGGCCCAGTCGACCCGGAAACAGGGCTCGCGGAGTGGTACGAACCGGAGCCGCCGAGGGGGCCGGCGCTCGCCGAGGTCCTCCGACACTGGTCGCTCGTCGAGCTCTCATTCGCCGAGCACTACCGAATAGACCTCGACGACGAGGCGATCCGGCGCCGTTCGTGGCGCTGGTTTCAAGTGCGCCTGTCCGGCCTGATCACCGCCGAGACGCGCCTACGTCGGGCCCTGTATCCCGACGAGCACAAGAAGCAGCAGAAGACCGGCCGTAGGTAGTACGGCGCCCGTGCGGCGCCCTCGAGCACATGATCGGGGGTGCCGTTGTGGCGTTGACTATCGGCGAGCTCGTCGGATTCCTGCGCGTCGACGCGACCCAATGGGACCAGGGACTCAGTCGCGCCCGGCGCGGATTCGAGGACGTCGGTACGCGCGTTTCGCGCGTGGGCGATTCCATGGCGGGCGTCGGGCAGACGCTCACGACCAACGTGTCTTTGCCGCTCGCGGCGACCGCGGGCGCCGCCCTGAAAATGGGTGGCGACTTCGAAGCGAGCATGAACCGCGTCAAGGCGGTTTCGGGCGCGACTGGTGAGCAGTTCGACCAGCTATCCGGGCTCGCTAAAGAGCTCGGCGCCACGACCCAGTTCTCGGCCAGCGAAGCGGCCGAGGGCATGGGATTTCTGGCAATGGCTGGTTTCGAGACCGAAGAAATCATGTCGGCATTGCCGGGTGTTCTCGACCTTGCTGCGGCTGGTGCGATCGACCTCGGCACAGCGGCCGATATCGCGTCGAACGTGTTGTCGGGGTATGCGCTCGAGGTCGACGAGCTCGGCCGAGTAAACGATGTTCTGGCGAAAACGTTCACGTCGACCAATGTCGACATGAACATGTTGGGCGAGTCATTTAAATATGTTGGCCCGGTCGCCGCCTCGGCTGGTCTTTCTTTCGAGGAAACGTCGGCCGCTATTGGCATGCTCGGAAATGCGGGCATTCAGGGTTCCGAGGCCGGTACGGCGCTACGTGGCTCTATCGCCCGCCTGCTTTCACCGACGGCCGAGGTAACCTCGCGCCTCGACGAGCTCGGCGTATCGGTCACCGACTCACACGGGAACCTGCTTCCCCTGGTCGATATCGTCGGGCAGCTCGAGGACGTCGGCGCCTCGACGGCCGACATGATGACGATTTTCGGCGTCGAGGCCGGGCCCGCAATGCAGGCGCTCGTTTCCCAGGGCGCCGACGCGCTCGGCGATCTCACGGGCGAATTGGAAACCTCAGGCGGGACCGCGGCCGATATCGCCGCAACCCAAATGGAGGGTTTCAACGGCTCCATGAAGGAGCTGAAAGCGGCTTTCGAGGCGCTGATGATCGCCATTGCCGAGTCTGGATTGTTGGAATGGGCGACGAGTCTCGCCGAGCGGCTCACGGTGCTTGTGCAGAACATGAGCGCGACCGACTCGTCGTTTCTGGCGACCGCCTCGGCCGTTGGCCTGGTCGTCGCCGCGGTCGGTCCGCTGCTGATGGTCGCTGGCCGCGTGGTTTCCCTGTTCGGCGGCCCCCTGTTCGGGGCCCTCGGCCTGGTCTCAGGCGGGGGCGCCCGGCTCGCCCGCTCGCTCGCCGACCCGAACTCGGCACTTCGCACGCTCGCCCTGGTCGCGCGTCACCCCATCGGGGCACTCGGCGCCCTCGGGACCGTCGCGAGTAACAGCATGGCGAACTTCTCGCGGGGCGCCCGGGGCGGCTCGGTCGCCGCGGGTGGGCTCGCCGGGTCCATGGGCACGCTCGGGAAAGTCGCGCGTGGCGTCGGTACGGCGTTCCGCGTGATGGGCGCCGCCCTGATGGCGAACCCGATCGGGCTCGTTATTGGGCTCGTCGCGCTCCTGATTGCTGGCCTGGTGTGGGCGTACAACGAGGTCGAGTGGTTTCGGGATGGCGTCGACGCCGCACTCGCCGCGGTCGCCGAGTTCTTCCAACCGGTCATTGACACTGTCCAGCTATTCCTAGCTGTTCTGCGGGGCGAGGGGGGCGAGTCCGACCTACCGTGGGCAGGCGCCGTGATCGACGCCGCCGAGGCGGTGCGCGCCGCTATCGGCGAGGTCGTCGGGTTCTTTCAAGAGCAGTGGGCGAAAATCCAGGAATCGGGCGCCGAGATTTGGGGCATGCTCGAGGAGCCGGTCATGTCGTTCGTGACCTCGGCGCGCGAATCCGTCGGCGGTTTGGTCTCCTCGCTCTCGGGCAGTTTCGAGGGTGTCAAGGAAACCGTGTCGGGTGCTTTGAGCGCCATTTCGGCTTTCTGGGATGAACACGGCGCGACCGTGATTGCATTCGTGGGAATTTGGTTCGGCTATTTGCAGGGAATATTTTCCGGGGCGCTGCAAATCATCGGCGGTATCATCAGCGGAGCCTGGACCATTATTTCTAGCATTTTCTCGGGTGCGCTCGATATCATCCTCGGGCTTGTGAAATTCTTCATCGGGATTTTCACCGGGGATTGGCAAGGCACGCTTGACGGGCTGATGCAGATTATCGGCGGAGCCTGGACGATTATTTCCGGGATTTTCTCCGGCGCCCTCCAGATGATCCAGGGAATTTTGTCCGGCGTGCTCACGTGGATTCAGGCTCTGTGGTCGGCCGCGTGGGCAACCGTCGGCGGAATCGTCTCCTCGGCCTGGTCGCGAATCACCGGGTTCGTGTCGAGCGGCGTCGCGAATGTACGGTCGTTCATTTCACGACTCGCCGCAATCCCCGGGCAGGTCGCCGGGTATTTCTCGGAAATGTACAACCGGGCGCGCGACCGTGTGTCGTCGCTCGTGTCCTACGTCCGGGGCTTGCCCGGGCGTATCCGTAGCGCAATCGGCAACGCCCGAACCATTCTTTTGCAGGCAGGAAAGAACATCATTAACGGCCTGATCAGCGGAATTAAAAGCATGTTCGGCAATATCCGGTCAACGATGGGGGACGCTGTCCAGAACATCAAGGACTACCTTCCCTGGTCACCCGCGAAACGCGGCCCTTTGGCCGGTCGGGGGTCGCCGATCATCGGTGGCGCGAACATCGCTCGCCAACTGGCCGAGGGTCTGCGGCGCACGGGCCCGGTCGAGGACGCCATGGGCGATCTCGCCGAGCTCGCAACGCGCATGCCCGTCGCTCGGGTGCCCATGTCGCCCGAGGTCGCCCGCTACGCCTCGGCCGAGGCCGGTCGGGGCGACTCCTCGCGCGGCGTGAACATCACGGTCAACAACCAGTACCCGCGCGACGAACCGTCGAGCACGACCGTCAATCGGTCATTGCAGTACGCGGGCGCGCTCGGGATTTGGGGGTGACGCTGTGCCGACCTACGTCGTCGACGAGACGCCGCTCGACCATCCCGCGGGATGCTGGCGGCTCCTCGCCGGAACACAGCGGCGCCCCCTACCGGGCGTGCGCTCGGTCGAGGTGTCGGTTCCTGGCGTACCGGGCGAGCTCGGCGTCGTCGGCGAGGAGGTAGAGCCGATCACGCTCGGGCTCACGCTCGGCGTGTACGGGCGTGATGCGCGCGGCGCCCCGGGTGGGCGCCGCGCCCTCGAGGACAACCTCGAGGCGCTC